CCGCCGATTTCATGGTATAGCGCAAAAACATCATCACAGTCGATGCTCGAGCCCGTCATCCACTTACTCCCGGAGAAGTTTCTGCTATCTTCAATCACCGAATTGGAGAAAAAGAAAAAGACCGCCCAAGAAGGCGGCCTCTTTCAAAAGGTAGGGGCTGTGTTAGCCGAGTTCCGGCGTTGTTTCTTTCGCTTCGAGGACCGACTTCAACCGGTCATAGAGCGAGATGGATGGCTTGGCATGAGCCGGTAGGATTTTCCGCTCTTTATACAGCCGGTCAAGCTCATCCAGCAGAAAATGGATTTCGTAGCCGGAGAGTTCATACGCCTGGGCGTCATAGCGATGCTCTGCCTCGATGCCATCGAAATTTTCTAAGTCGAAAACATCGATAATCCTGGCAACCTTGCGGCTGCCATCCCGGTCAAGCCCTTGTATCTGACCAATCAGCCAGGATAGAAAAACCCGCTCGATTTCGGTTACTTCAATGGTGAAAATTGCTACCGCATGCCCATCAACGTTCTCACGACGGTTGCGCTTGGTGTTTTCAGTCATTTGCTTCTCCTCACATATCTAAATATCGGTGCGCACCTTGTTGAGGGTGCTCTTGTAGTCGCCCGTTGCCACCGGCTGGGAAGATACGAAGTTGTTGAACTGCTCCAACAACACGATGATGCTCACCACATCCGCAGCTTTCAAGCCGGTGGTCTGGATGTCTTCATCTATAATCGGCTCGGCTCCCCCGGCGTTATATCCCCGGTCAAAATAGAGCTTATGAATATCCGCCACAACATCGGCCACCCCTGCCAACTGGGTCGAGATTTCCTGAAGTTTCTGTGTGAATTGCACCTTGCGTGCACTCATGTTTGCCTCCTCATAGGTGTCAAAAGCGTATTCATCGGTTTCTAAAGGTCCGGCGACCAGGATATATTTACCGTCTAACCGTTGGTAGATATGCATGGCTGTTCTCCGTTTCCAACTCACGTGACACGCAGACGGATGCCCATCAAGTAGACTTTCTTGGGATAAGTGTCCTCGGCAGCGTTTCCATTGCGAACGATATAGGTCACGATGTTCGAATCGCGACCAACATTGGATGGTAGGGTGAAGGACAGCGTTGAGCAAACCGCCTGATATGCCGTTCCAGAGGTGGCGCTTGTAAGCGTTGCGGACCAAGTAGCGCTTGTCCAATCAATCCCCGGCTTAGCTTGACGCCATACGGCCTCCCAACGCACATTCCCAGTGGTTGTGTCGTTTGGCACCCACCAGATGTCCATGTAGACTGTTTTACTCGCCCAGGAAGGCGGACAAGCCCAACTGAAATACACCTGCGGGTCGGGGTCTGCTGTATTGTTTGGAATATCACGTAGGCACCAATACCAACTCGTTATAGCTCCTGTCCCGGATGCACCGGTGTAGTAGCAGCCGTGGATATTGATGCTGATTTCATTGGTCTCCAGGTTGGCTGCAACGCCGCCATCATTTTTGTACATTGCCGCGCCGATGGCATCCACATACCATCGCCCCCAACCCGCAGAAGGCGTCGACGGCGCAGAACCTTGCTCAGCCAGGTCGAGATATTTCGTCGCGGCGATGACGCCGATGGTTGGGGTAGTGGTAAGATTTCCCACAAACAAGCCGCCCTTCACCCGCATATCGTTATCGGCCCAGATGTCGCCGTAATTCACAGGACCGCCAGTGAAAAGGTTGGCCGCATAGACCGAGCGGGTGTATAGCAGGCCGGTCTTGAGCATTTTCATCAAGTCCGTGTAAGTCGAGTATTCATACTTGGACCAGCTGTAGTAGCCGCTGGGGTGCTTGTTTGAATCGATATTGAACTGCATCCCCCCGGAGCCAAAATGGGCGGTCGGGAAGCCGACCTCGATGTAGTCGCCAAATTGACCGTAGGAAATGGCTGCCAGCCACAAATTGGCGTCGGTGTAGGTTGAATTGCCGGTGGCCAGGATGCGGCTTTCGGTATAGGAAGGCAATGCGCCGTATCCGTAAATTCTGAGGATGGTATTGCCGTTCACCGACCATTTCATGTAATTGGAGGCGCTTTGCCCAGCGGTAATCGTGACGCCGTCTACATCTAGAACAACGCTCCCGGAGCCAGCATATAACTTGCCGTCCGTGGAGGCGTACCATTGTTGCAGACCGGAATTGTAGCCCGCGATGCGCCCTACGCCTCCGTCGCTCCATAGCTTCAAGCCTGTCGTAGGGGAGGCAAAACTGCCTGTACCCTGGTAGAGCCCCCCATTAGCGGCAATGGAAAGGACGCCGTCGATACTCAAGTTTCCTAAAAAGCCATCGTCCGCCCGAATGGTGCCGCGCAGGACCAACCCCGAGGAAGGGGTGTAGTAGGCGTATTCGTTCCCAGGGTAATCCCCGACTGCCCAGCCAAAGGCTTGCGATGTAATCGGCCCCCAGCCGTTCAAATCCCCGATGCGCAGGCGCTCGGTCTGAGCGGAATACGTTGCACCCTGCTCCACCATTTGGATGCGCGGCGTGTCATAGGCGTTGAGCTCAATGCGACCGTCGCCGCTCTGGCCCAGAATGAGGTAAGGCGTTCCAGCTGCCCAAGAAGGGTCAGTGCCGTGCGCGCCAGCCAGGTCGCGAGTAACATTGTAGATGAACCCGCTTACTAGCTCGCCCACCTGGATGTATTCTGCTCGAATACCACCTGTCATGTCGTGGGCGCGCACAAGAACCAAATGACCGAGGGTCATCGGCTGGCCAAAATCAATTTCTGTGGCAATTGAAGAGACATCCGCCGCAAAGCTCCCTTGCCCCTTGCCGATAATTAACCAACCGCCCAGCAAGGAGGCGGTCATTTCTGCAAAGACGACGGCGTTCAACTGGGAAACGTAGCCCTGCCGCCAGTACTTCACACTGCTGCCCAGGTCATAGGCGTCAGCCTGCTCAGGGAGCAGATGATGGGTAAATAAGTTGTTTTGGAAGGTATGCACCCCGGTCCAGGTGAAGTTATGCGCCGTATCCACTTGGAGGTTTTTCGTGGAAATGGACAATCCATCCCCGGCAATCGTGTCGGATAGCGCCAGGCCGTTGGCGTCCACTTCTAACCCTGAAGGGGCTTTTAGTTTGATGGCAACGGCGTCTGAGACCAGCTGGATGCCGTCGCCAGAAACAACATCTAAAGTGACATTTCCCGTCAAAGCGCCGCCGCCGCTCAAGCCGGAGCCCGCAATCACCTGCTTGTTCAGTTGGTCGGCCTTTAGCCCAACAACCGTCTGCCCCTGGGCGTTTGCACCCAGGATAAACGGCGCAGCAGGCGATATGGGGTTGAAGGTGTGCACGGCTTGGATGGTGCGGGTGATGGAAAGATGCACATATTGGCTGTGGTCGTCCGCCGCCATGCCGTTCAGGTGGTGGGAGACAAAATCCGCAGCATGGGCGCTCAGGTCGACGCCGTCTATCTTGACGCCTGCTGCAACGCTCAAATCCCCGGTCAGCGCGCGGGAGCCATTCATCAGCAGAGCACTTGGATACACCTCCTCAGGGAAGACGCCGAATGCGTTCAGCGGCAGCAGCGTGTCAGCGCTGGGCGTCGGAGAGGCGTGAAAGCCATCCAAAGTGTCGGCGTTGGAGATGGACACCCCGCCGGAGGAGAAGTTGTCGGCAATCACCGCCCTGGCGTAGATGCGGTCATAGCGGCGATAAGCCTCGCCCAGGTTCGCGCCTTCGTTCACCGAAGGGGCAAGCGTCCCTTCAATAGTCGAAGAGCCATGCCGAGTGACAAAATGGCTCTTGAGGAGTTCGAGAAAGCTGGCGTCAATTCTCATTAGGATAATCCGCCGCTGAAACCAAGGCGGCTCATCAGGATGTCGAAGGAGACATCCGAAGAGCCGATGTCGACCTGCGTGATGTTGGATGAGGCGTCATACTCGGTTCTCAACACAAAGCCGACCACCCGCTGAGCGGTCTCGCCTGCCACCGCTCCCGCGTGCACTGCCAACATATCGATGTCCGTAATCACCAGGGTCTGCCCGGCGCGGATGCGATATGGGAAATCCAAAAAGCCGTTGCTGCTTTGCACCAACCCGGCGATTTCGAGGGTCATCACCTGGCGGGGGAAACGGTAGCGCTCCAGGGCGGCCTGCTGCAGGAAATAGGCGCGGGTGGCGGTAAAGGGTAGGCTGCCGTTTTGCAGAAAGCCTTCACGGGTTCCATAGCGGATTTGCGAATATGTATCGCCGGACGGCAAAGTGGGAGTAGAACCGTTAGCTCCATCGGAATAGACCGAATAGACCTTGTTGTAAACATCCGCTAGGCTCAAACTCACCCCCATCCGATTGGAGAGGTTGCCAACGCTGATGAACCAATTGGGGTAGCCGTAATTCAGAGCAGGCTCGGTGATGACATAGGCAATGCGCCCCTCCCAGAGGGCAAAATAGGTCGCTCTGGGTTGACCGTTCACTGTCTTGCCAAAGGCCATGACCACTTCGATGGCCTCGCGCACCTTCTTGCCCGTGAAATCCAGCGGGCCGACATCATACAGGTCATCTCGCACAAAGGAAGTGATGTGCGACCATTCGGGCATGAAGTTGATGCAGTCCGCCAGCACCTGGTAAGCCCAAATCGGCTGCGTGGAGCGTCGGGAGGTGCTGTTATGCGCCGCGCCGTCCCATTGGTGATATGCCCCCAGCGAGCCGTCGCAGTAGGGGGTGGTGTAGGCTTTCTGCTCCAACTGGACGCTATCAACCCACATATACCCTTTGGGCGTGCTGCCCCGATTGGGCACGTTGATAGCCACGGTTAGCTGCGTGGTCGTGGCTCCCGTGTGAACGACCTGGAACTCATAGCGCCGCCAGGCGGTGTCCAAGCCGGATAGGCTGGTATTCACCACCACACCCACGACATTATCCACAAGCTGCACATAAGGCTGCACGGAAAGCCCCTCCGCCCTGGCGTAGAAGCTGAAAACGTAATCCTTGTCCGGTTGCACGTTGATGGTGGTCTTGAACGTCAAGTCGGGAGTCTTATCCGGTTGGCTTATCTTGGCGCTGGCTGCGCCATAATATCTTTGAGCGGTGTCCCGGATGACGCTGCCTCCTTGGCCGGAGACGACCGACCAGCCGCCATCGGTGACGTTGTTTTCAAAGGATGGGTTGGGGATGTAGTTGACCGTCTCCTCCGGGGACAGGTAAATGGCGTCGAAGAACAGGTCGGAAGCCTTGGCGTAGTAGCCGGAAGCCGTCACCTCCAAGCTATCGGCGTCGTTATTGATGGCGGTCTGAGTTACAAAGCCGTCCCAGACTACCCTACCGTAGATATCGTAAATGGTGACGTTAGCGCCTAGATAGATGTTGAAACGGTCGTAGGTCTTATCCCGCGCCCCGCTGACGATAAACCCGCAAGCGGCAAAACCGCCGTGCAATTGCGTGCTGAAGCGCAGGGAAGCGGTGACATCCAGCGCGTCGATGACATAGGGCGGAGCCGCCATGTCCGCGGCAGGCAAGATAATAAAGGTTGTTCCGGCTCTCCAGGCTGGGTCGGGATTGTTTGCCTCCGCCAGGTCGCGAGCGACGTTATAGCGCGTCCCGGAGACCAGGGTCTTGATGCGCATGTGCTCGGTGCGAAAAGCGCCGACGGCGTCCTGTGCGGCGATGTAGGCATAGTAGCCGGGGGTGACCGCCCGACCAAAATCGACGGTTGTATCGCCTGAGGCTACTGCCGCAGCCAGCGTGCCTTCTAAAATGGGTGTCAGGTAGGAAGGGGGCAGCTTTTCAACCAGCGGGGAGAAAGCATAGGGCGTACCCTGGCTCCAACTAGGGTTGGAGGCGTGTTCATCCAGATAATCACGCGTGACGTTGTAACGAGTGCCGCTTACGAACGCATCCACCCGCAGATATTCCCGCTTGAACTGGCCGGAGGCGTCGGCGCTGCGCAGGATGACATAATGACCGATGGTCATCGGCTGACCGAAGTCGATGCTGGTATCCCCGGATGCGACGGGTAACGCCAAGCGACCCTGCCCGACCGGGTATTCGCTGGTGTTGAGGCGAAGGACAGCATAGAAGCGCATGGGGTCTCCGGTTACAACGCCAGGGTCAGATAGGTCGGCACGACATACACCCGCACCTTGAAGGCGCGACTCTTCTCACTGCCCAACCCGGCGTCTCCAAAGGATGTGAAGTAAATGCGTTGGTTCACGCCGGGCTCCAGGCGCAAAGGCTCGAGCAGGGCATAGAAGGGAGATGAGACCCTGCCGTCTGCGCTGGCCTTGAAATACTCCAAGCCTCGCCAGCCGTCATCGATAAAGGAGCCGATGACGTTGTGACTGACGCGCGTGCGCCACATGCGTAATCCATTCGCGATGGGTAATAGGGAGAGACTGTCCAAAGTCATTGTCCCTCCGGCGTCGTTGTCCACCACGACCCACAGGCCTAACCACAGGTCGGGGTGGATGACGCCGTAGTCCTTCAACTCCAGCCGGGTAGGGGGCAGTTGAATAGCACCCAAGGGGACGGTCGAAGAGTAGAGCGGGGTGACGTAATCCTCCTGGAAGCGGATGCCAAAACTGACATAGTCATCCACGCCGATGGCGAAGGCCATGTCGTTTGGGATGGTGGAGGCGGCGTGATAGAAGGCGTAGAACATCCCGACCGTGTCGTTGGAGACCGACCAGGCGTAAGTTGAGAAGAAGCTGTGGCTAATCCTGCCGCCGAAAGTGAGTTGGCGATAGGAGCCGCCTTCGGCCTCCGCGCTGGGGACCGTCGCTCCTGCCCCCCAAGCCAGGTCGGGCGGCTCGCTGTCGAAGATGATTTTGGTTGGGTAGGGCTGCTGCTGCAAGCCCATGTACATCATCGCCCAACGGCTGTAGGGGGTGTCGGTGTTTAGGACAACCTTGGCTAACAAGGGCTGGGAACCGGGCAGGTCAGCCCCTTCTATCTCGACCCAATGGTAGTTCTGGATGGTTGTTTGACGAGGGTTTTGGATTTTGACGCCCCCGGTCTGTTTCCCGGCGACTGAAGGATTGTATAACGGGACTTCGGCCAGGTCATCCGAGTAGATGGATAACCCGTAACCATAGGCGCTCAGCTGCAGGGATAGCTCGCAGTCCGACAGCAGGTGCATCCCGTTGGACAGGGCGTGGATTTTTGCCACGGAGAGCAGGTCGTTGGGGAAAGAGATGTCGCCGCCGTAGATTTCAAAATAGGTGATATTGTTGCTGCCTTCCCAGGCGTAGGCCAACTCGCCGCGCCGTCCTGCCGCCACCCGCATGCGGTTGGCGATGTTGCGCAGGATGCGCTCCAGCTTATGCAGGTGTGTGAGCACGTCGGCGCGTGTTTGCCCCGTGATAGCAAATCTCAGCTTGGCGTCCCGGTACTCATAATTCATCGCCAGGGGCGAGTAGAAGCCAGGGCGTATGAGACCAAGCTCACGTTTGGCATGCGGCAGCCCGATGTCAAACCCGCCGTCCGCTACCTGGACAGCCTGGGAGAGGAAATCAACGGTTTCGATGTTATCGGTAATTCTCAGGATAAAGGGTTGCGCCATTTGACCTCCAGCCTATACCGGCAAGTTGCCGCCAAAGCGCATCCGGCGGTTGAGCGCCTCGGCGAATTCCTTCGCCACAGCGTCCGCCAGGCGTTTGATATCCATCTCGTCGCGAACGACTGGATGGTTGATGTTTACCTGAATGGTGTCTATCTGCACCCCATTGCCCAAGCCGCCGGATAATAGCGCTCGCTTGAGCAGGTGGTTGGGGACAATCGAGCCGCCCTGGTTGGGAATGAAGAGCTCCGCGCCTAACTCGCCCACCAGGTAAGGCTGACCGGCTACAGTAGAGCCGCCGCTCGCCCTGGGGGTGGCCGTCCCCGTGCCCGACCAGTCCGAGGTGGTTTGGGTGCCGCTCATGCTCAACGAGGCCGAGGAGCCTTGGGCTAACAGGCGCACCGTCACGGTGGTATTGTTTAAGGCGCTCAACTTTGAGACAAAACTCACCAGGTTCGAGTAGGCGTTGCGGATGGCGGTCGCCACCCCGTTCCAGGCGGATTGTAGGGAAGAAACCCTGCCGACATTCAGCGCATCGATTTTGGAGCGGAAATTGTTGGCCGATGACGTGGCGGTATCGATGCAGTTCTTCAGGCTCCTGAAGGCGTTAGCCAGGGAACTCAGCTTGCGCTCTGCGCTGGAGATAGCGGTCTGGATGGTCGTAGCCATCTTGTTGACCGCGCTGTTTATAGCGTTGGTCGCGGAAGAGACAGAGTTCTTGAGGTTGTCCCAAACCCGCTTCCACTTTGAGTCGATGTCCTTCGTCAGCTGGTCGAACTCCGCCGATACATCTTTGGAGAAGGGCTTGACCGCGCCTTTGGCTTTATCAACCGCTTTGCCGATATCCGCCCAGGCGCTGTCCCAGGATTTCAACATGGCCTTGCCCGCGCTCTCCATCGCCTTGGTAATCGCGCTGACGAAGCTGTCTATCGCCTTCTGGATGGCGCTTGTCCGGGCTTGGACATCTTTCTCGGAAGGCAGCATTGAGTCGATGTCCAATCCCTGGTTGCCCTTCTGCCCGCCCCCAAACCAGCGCTTGAGGATGTCGGTGATGGTCTGGGCCAGGGTCTGGATGACGGTGGTCAACGTCCCGGTCAAGCTGGTGATGCCGTTGATAAGCCCCTGGATGAGGTCTTTACCCATCGCGAAGAAAATAACCGAGGGGGAAGAAATTCCCAGCGCCCGCTTGACTGCTGACAACATGCTCTCGACCACGCCGGTCGCCGCCTGCACCAACGAGCTCGCCGCATTGTGGATGCCGTTGATGAACCCTTGGATAAGGTTGCTAGCCAGCTGGACAAAAGCCTGCACTTGGCTGCCAATCCAGGCTTTGATTTCGTTTATCTTGCCGATGACGGCCTGGTAAACCTGCTGGACCTTCTGGGTGATGGCGCTAAGGATGCTGGTCCAGAGCGCTTGCGCCGTTCCAAAAATGGCGCTCCAAATTTCGGCTGCCTTGGCCCTTAAATTGATGAACCATTGGACAGCTGTGGTGTACACCGCAGAGGCAGCAGTGGTCACAACCGAACGAATGCGCCCCCAAATTGGGGCTAGAAAAGTCAGGAAGCTGCTCCAGACGCCCACCCACCAGGCTTTGGCGGCGGTCAGAACGGCGACGATGCTTTGGTAAGCGCTGGATAGAGCGCCAAGCACGATGCCGGTCGCCTGGCTCCAGACGGCAGTCAAGACGCCGACGAAAGCGTTCCATTGGGCGCTCCACCAGCTTCGCAAGCTGGTGAGCCAGCTGGTAACCGTCGTGACAAGCAGGCTCAGCCAGCTGGAGACCGTGGTCACGATGCGCTGCCAAACCGTGGAGGCAATTATGTGAATGTCGACCCATATCTGCGCCCAGCGTTGCCGGATTTGGTCGGTGACGCCAAAGTACTCCAGCAGAGCATCAACCTTTTCGACTATCGCCGCCTTGACGCTCTCCCAGGCTTGGGTTGCCTCGTTTCGAATTCCTCCCCAGCGCCGACCTATGGCTGTTTGGATGCCCGCTATCTTGGCGACAATGGCGGCCTTGAGGCTGGTGATGGCCGCGCTCACCCCGGTTTTCAACCCATTCCAGGCGTCCATTGCGCCTTGGCGGATTTCGTTCCACTTCTGAGCGATGGTCGCTTTCAGGCTGTCCCACCAGGCTTTGACGCCCACGATGGCGTTGTTGATATTCTGCAGTAGGGCAATGAAAAAGCGGATAATTGCTGAGCCAACTTGGATGGCCCAGGCCTCGATTTTGAAACCCCAGCCCCAAAGCCAGGCGATGAAGGCTCCCAAGTAGCCTAAGAGGGTGCCCAACCCGCCCAACAGAAAGCCGAGCAGCCAACCGACGCCGCGAGCTATCACACCCAGCAGCCAGCCAATGGACTGGCCGACTTGCTGCACATTTCTATCCTGAAATACGGCGATGAAATCTTGCCAGCCTTGCTTGAGGGTCTCCCAACCCTGCTTCAAGGCTTCAATGACGGATGGGTCAAAGCCAGCCTTCAGCCCTTGGAGAAAATCGCCGATGACGGGCAGCTTCTGCCAGTCGATATCCTTCAAACCGGCGAACAGGTCGCCCCCAACGCCGCCTTTGAACAAGCTGGTGATGTCGCCCCAGACCTGCCTGGCGGTTCCAGCCACGCCCAGCAGCCAATTGCGCACGGAGACCGTCTGCTGTCCAAATTTGTACAAAGCCATATAGCTCTCATAGATGGCATCCGAAGCGAAAGCCTGCCTTGGCAGGGGAGTTAGTCCGTTCCAGGCGTCTAAAAAGCCTTGCAGCTTCTGCTTGCCCTCGCTGAAGCGGTCGATAATCGCCCGAACTTGCTCGCCCGCGTCTTTCAGCTTGTCCTGTGTTTCTTCTAACGCTCCACCGACTTCGCCCAGCCCCTCTGCAAAGCTCCCCAGCCCGCCTGCCCCGCCGCCGGAGCCGCCCAGACCTCCTTTGTCCATGCCTTTCTTTTGTTCGGCGATTTGCTTGAGCAGGTCGGCGATGCGAGTGAAGATATCCTCCTGCTTTTGCAGGGTGTCAATCATCGCCTTCTGCGTGTCCAGCTGCTCCTTCAAAAGCTCCGCCTGCTGCTCGAGCAATTCCTGCTCTTTGTCGATGCCGGAAAGGCTGTCGTCTCGTTCGCGTCGCGCAGCGCGGATGGCTTCCACTTTGTCCGTAATCGACAGGTTGGAAGCGCCGATGGCGGCAATCTCATCATCGTAATTGCGCAGGACTTCCTTGCGTTTGGCTTCCAGTTCAGCGATGCGCTCCTGGATGGCCTTGTATCGCAGCTGGAGGCGGATAAGCTGTTTGACCTTGCCCGCCATGTCCCCCAGACCTTTGGTAGCCTCGTCCAGCAGGTCTTCGTTGATGACGCCGGTCTGGTTGAACTCTTCAATCAACTGGGCAAGCTTGACGCGTGACTTCGCCAACTGCCTGAGCGCGCCAACCAAAGCCTGGTCTTGCAGCCCTGCCGTCAGGATATTTTCGATAATACCCGAGATTTCTTCGAGCACCGAGAAGTCCGCCGACGAAAAGCCGTCGATGAAGGTCTGCATCAACCTCTTGCCCCACTGGTCAATCGTGGATAAGGGGCCTTTCTTCGGCGGGGAGTGCGACTCGAAGAAGCTGGCGATAAGATTGGCTATCCAGGAGATGGCCTGGGTGATGAAGCGCACCGCCCCGGCCAATAGGCCGTTGGCGATATTCTTGGCTAAATTCTCGCCCCAGCTGCGCGCATTATCCGCCAGCTTCTTGAAGAAACCGGCTACATTGACGCCTATCATGGAGAGCACCTTGAGCACGCCTGCGGCTGCCGCCAGCACCAGCCCCGGCCAGCTGAGGAAGAGTCTGCCGACGCCTGCAATCACCCCGCCCAACCTGCCGAGACCGGCGGTCAGGAACACCAGGAAGCGGATGAATTGGCCGAAGCCCAGGAAGAGCAAAGTGACGGCGTGCAGGATTTGGCCTAAGAACATCAGGACAGGACCCAGCAACAGGGCGACGGCGGTCAGCCCGACCACCATCAGCTGGGTGTGCTTGGGCAGCTGCTTGAAGGCCGCGGCCAGCATCTGGATGGCGGGCACCGCCACTTGCACGATTTCGTTGATGACCGGCAGTAAGGCGTCGCCGATGGTGATGCCCAGGTCGGTGACGTTATTCTTCAACATGCCCAATTGGGACTTGGTAGAAGTCAGCGCCCGGTTGTATTCCACCAGCAAGGACAGGTTGCGCTGCCACTCGTTGTTGGCCGCCGCCAGATTGTCGCGCAGCATTTGGACGTTCCCGGCCAGGGCTGCCATGCCGCGCCCGCCGCGCATGTCGCCGATTTCCATCAGGGTCAACATGCGCAGCACTTGGTCGTTGCTCTGGCTGGCGGCGGTCAGGATGTCCAGGAACACCTGCACCGCATCGCGTCCCAAGGCTTGCAAGACCGAGTCGGCGGTAGCGTAATCGTCGGAAAAGCCTTGCATGGCTTGAGATACTTCCTCGGCGTTGCGCGCCACATACAGGCTCATGTTGCGCAAAGCGGTGCCTGCCTCATCGGCGCTCAGCCCCAGGCTGACCAGGGTGGCGGCAAAGCCAGCTGCATTGGCGGTCGAAATGCCCAGCATGTTGGCGAAAGGCGCAAAGTCGGCCAGGGCGGTCATGATTTCACTGGCGGAGGCAGCGGTGGTGTTCTCGAGCTCATTGATAACGTTGGCCAGCCGCTCGACATCTTCGGAAGCGGCGTTCAGGTTCCAGCCGAAGGCGTTGGCGATTCTCCCGAGCGCTGTCGCCACTTCCGCCCCGGTCTGGTCGGTGGCTACGGCGAACATTTCAAAGATTTGGGTCAGGTTGAAGATGGCTTCTTTGCTGGTCACGCCCATCTGACCGATGACTTCGGCAATCCCGGCCAGGTCGGCGTGGCTGGTGGCCGTATTGCGAGCCAGTTCGCGGATGCGCTCCGAGAGCCAAGCCAAATCTTCCCCAGCCAGGCCGGTGGTCTTCTGCACCCGAATCATGGCGTCTTGGAAGGCGATGGCCTGGTTGGTTATCCGGCCCAGGAATGCCCCTAGCGGCAGACTGATGAAAAACATCAGCGAGCGACCCAGGTTGGTGATGCCTTGGGCGGAGTAGCGCAGCACATCATTTAGGTTCATCATCTGCGCCCGCAGGGTCTCCAGGAAGCCGGAGAAGCGGGTCAGGCCGCTCGTCAAACCGGAGGCCAGTCTGCTTACGCCGCTGGCGGCTGCGCTGGTCAAAGCTGCGGTGAGCCCTACCACCTTACCGGTGGCGGAGGCGAAGGACTTGGCGGCGGTGGTTCCGAAGGCGGCTACTTTTCCAGCCAAGCCGACGATGGTCGCCGAGGCCGATTTGATTGAAGCAGTAAATGCGCTCAGGCTGCTGGTGATGCTGCTGAGCGAAGGCAGTTTGAGCTTGAAAGCCGAGGCTAACCCGGTGGAGGTAATGTATCGCTGAACAGCTTGGGTCGCTCGACCCCAGGCGGCGCTCATCGCGCTGAGGATGCGGTTAATGCCGGTGAACCGACCAGCCTGGGCGAGCGCAGAAGCAAAGGCAGCCCTCAGGTTTTTTGCTCCGGCGGACAGGCGGTCGAACGTATTCCGAAGAACTTGAAGGGTAGCCTGGATGGGCCTGAGTTGCGCCAGACCGGACAGGTTGAGTGAGGGGGCGGCGATTTTTCCGCCCAGCCCGGCAAAAGCCTGCCGGACGGCGTTGGCCGTTTGGCGGGCGTTGCTCACCAGCCGGTTCAATCCGCTTTGCGCCGTCTGGGCCGCGCCGCCGATACGGGTTCCCAGTTGGTTGGCGGCTTGGGTGGCGGCTTGAAGGTTGCCGCCAAGACGTTCCAAAGCCGCCCCGACCTTGCCGACCGCCCCCACCGCCCCGGATGAATCGCCCAGGATTTGAAGGAGGACTTTAAACGAATTGCTGGCCATACCTATTCCCTGGCAATCTGCGCGTCCTTGTACAACGGGTCGTCGGCAATTTCATCCCGACCAAGCAGCACCACGATTTCTCCCGGTTTCCCGCCTTTCGGTCGTCGTCGGGCGGCTTTTTTGAGCCAGGGCGTGGCTTCGGATAACATCCTTTCGATGTCACGGGCATAGGATTGCATTGCCTGGCCGCCTTTCTTGTCCATCGGGGTGCGGGCGAGTGGAAGCAGGGTCATCAGCACACGGTACTGCTCCACTTTGTCTTCTTGGATGAACTTCCAGGCTTCGAACAGCCAGTCAACTCCGCAGGATTCGACCTGGTCTAGGATTTGCTCGTCGGTCCATCCGTAGGCGGCTCGGATGTCGTGGAGGATGCGACCATATCGCTTGCGGAGTTGGGCGTGGAGAAAAAACGCTCCACCAATCGGCGCACGGCGGGCTGGCGTTCATGCACTTGCAAGGCGACATCCACCAGGACGGCGATGTCGAAATACACCTCGGCGTCTTCCTTGGGGCAGCCGACCAGAACGACGAATAGGTCAATGAGGGCGTCAGGCGTGAGGGCTTCGACGAACTTACCGAGGAACTCGATGCCGGATGCGCCTTCCAGGCTCAGGCTGTCCGATTGCACGCTTTGGATGGCCTTCACGCCGTGGCGGGAAATCCAGCGCGTCACCTGCACGACCTGCTCGGCTTGCGCCCGTCCGGTCTTGACGACCGAATATGGCTTGCCGTTGATTTCAATAAAGTCTTGCACATCACTCATGCAGCGAATCTCCTAAGAAACAAAGAAACCCCAAGCCATCTACGCAGCGGTAGAGCGCCTGGGGTTTCCACATGGAAAAACAGTGGGCTACGAGGACACCCTGGTCAGCGGGCCTTGGCCTTCGAAATCGACCGAGAGGGTGGCGAAGTCGTCCGTGTTGGCGGAGTGCTCCACCGAGGTCAGGATGGCGTCCCCAATCCAGTACTTGGTCGGGGTGTTGCGGCTGTCGTAAAAGCGCAGCTTGACGGTTTGCCCGGCGACCACTGAGTTGAAAATCGTGTCGTTGGCGTCGTCGTAGTAGCCGCTGAGCGAGCCTGACCAGGACATCCAGGTGCGAGACTTGGTGACCCAGGCGTTCGCCAGGTTGGTCACGAAGACCTTGTGCTCGGCGGCGTCCACGTTGATGCTGATGGAGAACTCGTTGCGTTCCGAGATTTCCGTCCAGGTCGCGCCGCCGTTGGTGCTGATTTCTACCTTTGCGTCAATGCCGACGATTGCGGACATATGCTATGCCTCCTACAAATGGGTCATCCTCACCTCCTGTTGCACACAAGGACTGCTCAAAATGGGGTTACACAGTTCAGCTTCTTCTCAAATCCTTCAATCGAGCTCTTTGAATAAATGCAAAGCTCATTGGCGAGTGAACGAGGCATACTTCCCGACCGCCTCACCCTTGGTGAAATCCGCCAGGTGCGGATTGTTGGCCAGCGACTTGGGTACATAAATGACCCCGCCGGTCTTCAAGGAGCGGGCTGCCAGGTACAGGCAAAAGGACACGTGCCGGGGGTCTATCCCATCCAGCTCGAAGCGCACGCTGAGGTAGACATTGATAAGGCGCAACCAGCTGCTCGCCAGCCATTTCTCGGCGATGGTTTTGTCAAACACTAGCTGGGCGTCGGGAATGGCAGGGGCTGGGGGCTCCGGCTCGCCGGTCTCGGGGATTGGAATGACCTCGGGTACTTGTTCCACTTCCATGTTGTCTTGTTTCTTACTCATCGAAAAACCTCCTAACGGTCAATTGCTTCGGCAATAAAGGGCAGCCAGTAGAAGGGTGTGTCATTCACCTGGCCCGGTTCGGCGTCCCCGATGTCCACCAGACGAATGCGGGGGGTGACGCCGCCCAGGGTATGGTCATGAACGAAAATCCCGGCCAGCTTATCCACTAAAGCTCGCAGCTTGCTTTCGATGTCGTCCCCGTAGCGGATGACCAGCACGCCTGCCAGAGACCACACCCAGACGGGCTTGTCAAAGGGTCGCTGACTGTCCTCCCTACCGCCATTGAACTCGAGAAAGCAGCCGTAGTCCGCTCCTTCGCTGAAAAGGGCGGTGAACACGCTGTCCGGGTCACCCGCTTTGCAACGTGAAGCGCTGAGCTCTGCTGAGAAATGGGCGACCAGCTTATTGACCAGGGCGGCTTCAATCACCGAGTACCCGACCATCCTTATCGGCGCTCCACGTAGAAGGTCTTGCCTTGGAAGGCGCGCTTGCGACCGCTGGCGAGGTAGTCAATAAAGGCCTGAACCGTGATGCTGGCGCTCTGGTTGACCTCGCGTTGGAAATATCCTTCTTGCTTGACCGTCCAGGCGACGTAATCGAAGCGCCCCCGCCCGGATGGATAGAGCGGATGCCAGTTTGCTCCTTTGCGCGGCGGATTAGGTCCCCTTTCCGTGCCGTGTTTGTAAAGCGCCCGCTGGATGGCGTACAGCGCCCGGTTGAATATCTTCTCGTCCGTGCGTTTCCAGTCCCCCTTGACCCCGATGCGATAGGGACGCGGTTCGTTGTATCGTTTGTCATCGGGTCGCGTCTTGATGTAGCGCACCCTGCGATGGCTCTGCCCTTGAGCGGCTTTGTCGGCGTCGCGCGGGTCATAGAGCGGGATATGTTTGAGAGCCGCCCACCTGCGCAGGGCGGCGATGCTGGGCACCTGGCCGGGCTTGATGCCGGTGCGGATGGCGGCGTTGGCCAGGGTCGCCTCTCCTTCAATGACCGCCCAGGCTACCTGGCCCAGCGCATACTCGGAGCTCACCTTCTCCACCCGAAAGTTCTGCGAGGCTTTGCCGGAGGCTCCTACGTTGTATTTATGACCGGGGGCGAGCATCTCCGACATGCGCTTTTGGGCTACCCGTGCGATGGCCTCGCCTGCATCGCTGGTCAGCTGGTTGATGACCGCCAGCTTTTCCTTGCCGCGCAAGCGGCCAATTAGGGCTTCATCGAAGAGACGGACTTCCACCAGGGTGGGCATCAGCGGGCCTTCACTTTCGGACGGCGCAGCAGCCGCTTCATAATGGTGGTCAGGTGCGAGGTCAAGCCGACGTTGTAGTTGGGCGACTCCTCGCCTGCTTTCTGCTCTGCCGCCCCCCACTTGATGCTGCCGTCCGCACCCCAGCGGCGGCGGTAGTTCAGGATAGCGACTATCATGGCTGCGGCGGTCAGGCGGACAACCTCGTTGACTTCGGTTGAGCCAGAGGTGTATGAGACGCAGACGTTCAGGATGCCCTTGGGGAAGACCTGAGAACGGAGCTCGATGTAAGAGTCAAAGACGACATAGTCGGCTGGGGTGAGCGGCACATCGTTAATGCACAAGGAGTCGATGGAAAGGATGGGTGGTTTTTTCACGTGAAAAATGTGGCTGCCGTCTCCATCGTGCCATTCGTCTAGGATGGGTCGGGACAGGCCCAGATAGGGCTGACCCAGGTGCTGGCGGATGAGCGCCTCGACCTGGGTGCTCCACTCATCCTTGAGCTCACTGGCCTGGCAGGGGTGGATGGCTTGCACGTCTTCACGGGTACAGAGGGTCCAAGGCATATCAAAACATCAGAGCCCGCCGTTTGGCGGGTAGTTGTATGGTTATTCAGTTTCTACAATTGAGAAGGAGGGGGAAATGAAAGGTGGTATTTAAAAACGGTTAAGGAAATCTGATGACCTGTTGTGCATTCTTGAAAAGATTTCTTTGGCGCATTTGTTCCGAAAATAAAACTACTTTCCCTTTCTAAACTGCTACACGATGGTTATGCAATTCGTTTTTCAATCTGTGCAACTTGCATAATTTGAATATATGCGACGCCTTTGTGGTTTTCAATTATCTTGTATGCGCCTGTAGCTGAGAGTGTATGGATACAAGCATGATGCACCGATAGTACCGCATCTTGTAAACATTGGTCGCTCTCAAGTTCAAGAATTTCTAACCCCATTTGATGACACTTGGCCATTGATAAATGCCTGGCATGTGATTTGGTGAGAGCGTGGTCGCCAAGTTCGGCTAAAATTGTATTAACAACCTCCTCAGGGTTTTGCTTATCTAATAACATACCGCTCAGCAGCCATTCCTTAACCATCTCAGTTGACCATTCAATGGCTTTCTCGCATTCGCCAATAAAAGTCGGAGGATATTTAGCGATTATTGGCTGCCATATGAGTGCCTTAGCTTGGTCGCTTTTGATTTCTTTATATGCTCGTTTGAATTCTTCTACTACTCCGTGTGCTGGTAGACCCTGAAACTGTGGGTCGATAGGTCCAAGACTTGATTGTTTACCCATTAGAATTTGTTTACAGGCACAAGCAATCATTGTTCCACCCGACATAGCTAATTGGGGTACTATAGCACGTATGTCAGTACCAAATGTCGAACGAAGGTAGTCTACGAGAGACTCGGTAGCTGCTGTTTCCCCACCAGGTGTATGAAGTATAAGGTCTAAGCCAAGAGAACGGTCAAGATTATGAATAGCATTCATGAAGCCATTCTTATCGGCGTCATTGATTTCTGTGCCAGGCATACCCGGCTTTTGTAGCCAGCCAGAATAATAAATTACTACATTTCTTCCGGTAATTTCATGAAGTTTTTTTAGGTAATTCCGGCGAATAACATCATGAGTACTCCCTGCCTCCCGAATTTCGTCAAGGATTTCGTTCCAATTCGCCATGAGACTCTTCCTTGTCTATCTCTCGGTCAATATCTGTTGTAGTGGTAATTCGGATAACTGGTTGCCTATGAATTGCCGGAGGTCGTAACTTCCCTTTTGCCCACTCATGATAAAGGGCGCGTTTATGCTCAGTCACCCCCATCTCTGTGAACATTCGTTTGATATCTTCCATGCTTAACATGGTCCGCCTCCCAAACCAATACTTCCTAAAAGTCAAATTATCAGGGATTTATTGGGTGCATTTATTCCTCAGAAATAGCTTGCCAAAATTGCTGCATTGAAATTGAGAGGAGCATCGTAAAACGGTATTTTTTTACTTGTATATGCTATTAGTATAGCATCAATCATCACTTGATTCAATCTAAATCTGAAGCATGTAAGAAAGGTCGCCTTTATTATCATCTCAGGCGACCAAACGTTAATGGAAAAAAGAGTAACTGTTAGCTCAGCTTCACATGCCGAACGATTGATGCGAGATTAGGGTAAAGAACTCGAGCGGTTAGGTACGATTTGAGCATGTAATCGAATGAGTCCTTCACCCTCGCTAGTTCCACGAAGGACACCAGCCGGTCAATTGGCCGACCCATATCGTCAATCATGCCGACGAATGCCAGGCCCCGGTTCGGATTGATATCGGCCAGCAGGATTTGCTGCTCGCCGCTTTCCAAGGGCTTCACAGCCTTGGCAGTCTTCGAGCCGTCGTCAGTGTAAGTCGCCACCGTGCCGTTGACCTTACCATCGGCGTCATAGGTAAGCGCCGCAATGATATCCAGCAGCTGCCAGGCCCCAGCGCCTTGCTTGCGCCACACCATGTAGAGCTTGGCGTTGGCGTCGGGCGTCCAGGTCAGGTTGACTTTCTTGTTGGTAGTGTCCGTGGTGACATTGCTGGAAGCCGTACCGCCGACCTGCTCGCCGAACATCGTCACAGACGACAGCCGATAGTTCCAGGTTGCAGCTGGCATGTTGCCGCCCGCGGCTGCAGCAGCAGATACCGCTGGCGAAGTGGTCGTATCCTCGGGCACTAGATAGTCGGTCTCGTAAATGGGAGCCTTGGCGTAGGCGTCCATGACGATTTTACCGTCCGCCAACTCAGCGGTTGTCAGGGGCAACTGAACCTTGGTTTGCAGGCCGTCCACTACCTGTTTCATACGCAAACCCATGAACCACAGCTTGGGGTCATTGCGGGTCTGCCGATACATAGCGGCCTTCGCCATCGCCTGGTCGAGCATGTCCAGGGTAACTTTCTGGCCGCCTGCGTCCACAACATTGGTGGGCGCTAAGGCGAACAGCCTGGGCACTAGCCCGGTGAACTGCAGCGCGTCGCCGGTGAAGCCGACATCGTCGGCGCAGCCGTGCATGACACCGTACTCAAACAAATTGGACATGCCTTCCAAGGAGCCGGAAAGCTCCTCGGCCAGGGCGTTGATGAACTTCTCATCCACCGCCTGAGCAAAGCCGGTGACCGAGCCCCAGATGCGCTGGATTTTCAGCTGGACGGTCTTGCGCTGGTACGCGCCGTTTTGGTAGTTCGGGCCAGTAGTCTCGCCTTCGAACCAGGCCATCGGATGGGAAGTCTTGACTCGGTATTCATGAGTCTTGCCTTCAGCCTGGATAACGCTGAGCAACTGAGCCAGCGGCTGAAGCTTCAGGAGCTCTTCATGCAGGACACTGTCCAGGTCGTAAGGCAGTAAAGCCTCGCCAGAACCTGTGGTTGTGAGAGCCTTTTTCAACTCGGAAAGAATTGCACCCATAGTCACCTCTTTTCGTGTTACCGTTGTCGTTGTGCGAAATACTTCAGAAGCGCCTGGCGCAGGTCCGTGACAGGCTGGGACTCCCTCTGAGATGCGCTCTTTTCATCCGGCAAGATAGTCTCTGGCAGAGCGCCTTTTCGATTCACTGGCGCTGCGTCTGATTCAGCCTCTGCAGCCGTCTCAGAAGCATCCGAAATCTGCTTGACCTGAACCAGAACATCCAAAGTTTTGTGCATCTTAACGATAGCCCCGGTCAGAGAGCGAACTTCCTCTAGCAGTTCACCAAGAAGTTCGGACAAATCGGGGCTGCCTTGCTCTGCCTGGTCTTTGATGTTCTCCGATTCTGAAGGGAGCTCGGCGTCTACGGGCTCAGCCGTCTCTTCGCTTTCTTCGGTTTGCTGTGCATCCGGCAAGGGGGCATCGTCAAGAGGGCTCTGGGGGTCCGATTGTGAAGCCACTTCCACCGGGATGTCTTCAGTTTCATTTTTCATAGGTATTTCCCTTTCCAGCAGCGCCTGCATGCTGTACGCCAAGGCAGTCATCCCATGCTCGCGCGCCAGCATGCGCAAATTTTGGTCAACCGAGACATCCTTCAAGCGGGCGTCGTAGTTGGCGGGGTGGTCAACCAGGGAAATCTCAGCCAAGGTGTATTGGTTGATAACCCACCCGCCATCCTCCAAGAATTCCACATCATCAAAGTTGACCAGGATGCCCACACTGAGCGCTGTCAGCAAGCCGTTCTCGACCTCAAAGATGGTCTGCGGGTCAATGACTTTGATTTCGACTTCATTCCATTCCAGGCCATCCTGAACGCCAATACGGGTGACCTTGGCCACCGGACGGGGCAGATGCATATAGCGCACGTTGCTCCACTGGCGAAAGCGGGGGATAGCTTTCTCAGTGGCCGCCCGCGTGATGATGTCTCCCACCTCATCTTTGCGGTCCGAGGTGAAATAGCCCCGCACCACCAGAGCGCCGTCGGGCGTCCGCTGCATCTCCTTGCGGAGCGGGATGCCAAAGACCTTGCGACGCGGTTCAGTCCACATTTGGACTCCGGTCATGCTCACCTGCCTGCATTCCGTAAGGCCGCTTCCCGAATACGGAAGGCCAGTGCTCGTCCGGCGCGTTTTTGCTCAGCGCTGGCTGAGAGATAGTCGATAAACTCCTCCTCGGGCACCGCAAGAACCATTTCACACGTGATGGCTTGGATGTTTCCTGGAAAGGCGAGCGGCTCTGGCCAAGAAGGCTTCCAGAAATTGTAGAGCGCCGCGCAATCCTCCGCGGAGAGATAGGCGTCAATCGTTGTTCCACGGGCGTAGGATGCGCCTTGGCGGACTCGCAGACCGGTGACCGTTCCAGGATATCGAAACATTGCTCTTGCTCCGTTTTCTCCAATCATCGACGACTGGGAAATGCAAATTCGAAGAATCTATTCCTTGGAGTGAAGGGCTCGCCCCACCTGCTCCACCATGCTATGGGCCGCCACATCTGAGATGGCGCTCACCAGTTGGTAGACGGCGCGCACAACCGGGTCGCTGGTGTACCAGGTCTTGATTGTCCCGCAATCCGGGCAGGTCACCACCAGGTTCGGCCCGCTGGTATGTAGCTTGTCGGGTGGCACATCCGGGTAAAACTCACCGCCAAACACACCGCCTAATCTTTTTCCACATGAAATACAAACCCAATCGGCTCGCTGCATGTTTATCTCTCCAATTCTCTGTATAGGTAGTTGAACAACTCTTTCACTTCTTCGGGGGATGGCTCTGCTCCTAACGCTGAGTTAATCGCCTCGACAACATCGATGGGGATGGTCGCCGGTCCTTCAACATTTACCGGCTCACCACTTGCCACCCGCCTGAGTATCGCTTGCTCCCAATGGGTTAACGCATCCAGCAGCCTGTCTTTTGGCGTCTCGTCATGCTGGTCCCCCCGCACCGGGTCTTGGTCATCTAGCGTTGGCTCACCCACCTGGGCTGGAGCATCCGGTTCAATCGGTCGGCCTTCCGGCGGGCTGCCAGGCGCATGTCCAGCTGTCTGTTGGTCTTCATAGCGGTCACCGGCTTCGTCAGGTCGTGGAGCCCTTCCCAGTTCATAGCGTATTTCGTTAGGGTTTAGCACGCCCATCTGACGATAACGCATATGGACGGTTGCCCGTTCCACAGCGTTCAGGAAATCTGGGTTATTGAACTTGAACTCCCAGCCTGGGGCTTCGAATTCGCGTACATGGATTTGCTCATAAAAGCCGATTTCAATCACCTGGAACAAGGGAACCATTGAGGTTTCGTGAAACTCCCGGCGCATCTCGCGAATATTGGCCGAAGCCATCTGCTCGGTGATGCCTAGCTTGGCTCCGCTGACACCGGCCACGGCGAGCTCCTCCTCACGGGCTTCTTTGCGAGATTCTTGATAAGGCAAGCCATCCGGCAGCTTGCTAAGCTCGTGAACGTCAAACTCGCCCTGCACGGCAATGGGGTTGCGACCCAGGTTAGCCGGACCTGCATGCCTGGCAGACATTTCCTTCACAAAGGCATCGAAGGCTTCGTCGCTGATGTCGGCGGGTAGGGAATAAACCACCTCGGGGCGGTCGCGGTTTTTCATGTACTCGCGCGCCGCCACCTGCAAGTAGATGTCCAGCGGCAATGTGAAGGTCGCCAGGGCTTCAAAGTCGGAGCCGCCCAGGGGAGAGCCTTCCCAATCGGGATTGGCCAAGTAAACGACATCCTTGGGGTTTTCAAACGCCACTTTGTTGGCGGGATTACGGGTGGGGTATTGCACAAAGGCCGGGGATTTAAACCTGCCGGTAGCGTCCACATTTGGGACGACCAGGCCGTGTAGGAAGTCCAATCCGACCGGCGTGTCGTTTTCATCTCGGAGGATGTAATAGGCTGCCTGGCCGAAGAAGCGCAGGTACATGACGCCTATCATCAGCTTGTAGGCAAAGTTCTGGAAATCTTTGATGTTATCCCATTGACGGGAGCGCATCATGTAGAAGTTGAACAGGCGTTTGCGATGGCGCTCGGGGGCATCTCGGCCAAATTCGGAATGACGCCTCAGTGTCCACCATGCGCCGACCGCAGAGCGACCGACCACGCTGAGCGCAGCCCGCAGGTAGCCGTGTTGCTTAATGGCGTCCATCCAGTCCCAGAACTCGTTGAATCGCCGCAGAGTGGGGTTCAGGTCTTGCAGCAGAAAATCCTGGTCCCCGACACGCAGGGCAGGCTCGCGCAAGGAGCGGATGAAGGTTAGCTTGGAGTTCTTTCTGGTGAAGCTGAAGACGTTGGCCACGCGCTCTCCTACAGAGA